GGCCCACGGTGTACGCGAAGTACTTGTAGGCCACGAACAGGACGCCGAGGCTGGCCGCGGCGGTCTGCTCCGCACGGATGACCGTGACGTCGTCCTCCCACAGGTGCACCTCGGGCGCCGAGATGGCGTAGATGCGGTCCTCGTTGGTGGAGCCGCCACCGTTGGTGACGATGTTCGCATCAAGCACGACGGGCACGCCGCCGAGCACACCCGACACGCCCTCGCCGTAGCCCGTGCCCGCCACCGAGCCGCCCGACTGCGGGCCGGCCTGCGCGAAGTTCACGAACGGGAACGAGGTGCCGACGTTGGAGGCGAGCCACCAGAACCGGCGCGGGTGCATCAGGAAGTGCGAGACGCCACCGAAGTAGTTGGTCTGCACCTGCTGGATCGAGTCGAACAACTTGGGCCACAACTCGGCAGCCGTGGGGCTGGCGTCGGTGTAGGCGATGTCCAGGTTGCCGTCGGTGACGGCGTCCAGGCCGGTGGTGGCCTGGTTGATCATCGTCGAGTCGACGAGGGTGTCCACGGCGCCGAGCAGGTCACCGAGGATCGTCATCTCGATGCCCGAACCACGCTGGAGCGCCTGGAGCGATGCCGTCTGCTGACCGGCAGCCGTCTGCACGGACACGGACAACTGCGTGTCGTCCATGTTCGTCTCGGACGCGCCGCTGTTCTGCGTCTGGATGGCGGCGCTCGAGGCCGTGGTGATCCGGCTGATCTCCACCGTCATGCCACTGGCGGGCAGCGGCTTGCGGTTGGCGATGTTCGCCAGCGGGCGGCCAGCGCGGCGGGCGGGCGCCACGAGGTCGACGAGGTACTGGGGCACCACGAGGCCGGCGAAGGCCGAGGTGGCAACGGCGCGCTGTTCGATCCAGGGCCGCTCGGTGCGCTCCTCCTGCATGTGGCGTGCGAGACGCTGCTGCGCCTCGAAGTCGCCCATCGGAGCGGCTGCCACGTCACGCAGGAACGACAGCCCGTCACGCCGCTCGGCGTCCGGGTTGTAGGTGCGGGCCTCGCGACGGACCACGGCGCCACCCTTGGGGGCGACGGCAGCGGCCTCGTGCTGACGAGACTCGATGGCCTCCAGTTCCGCGATGCGAGCGCTCAACTCGTCGATCTCGGCGTCGGCAGCAGTCACGGCGGACTTGGCGTCAGCGAACTTCGCAGCCTCGTCGTCGTTGAGGTCGCGACCCTCGGCCGTCGGTGCGGCGAGGATGGCGTCCAGTTCGGCCTTGCGCTCGTTGCGCTCAGCAATGCGGGTGTTCAGCTTCTCGCGAAGCATGGTAAGGAAGTCCACGGGTCGTCTCCTTGTCGTCGTGTGGACGGGTTGGGGGACGGCACAGGTGGACGGCAGGTGCGGCCAGGTGGTGCCCCGATGGGGTCCGGCGTGGCGTGCGGCGTGGCGTCCGGCGTGAGCCGGGTGTGATGGCGTCAGCCGAGGGCGTCAGCCATCGCGCGAGCGAGGGACAGCGGCATGCCGCCCTTGCGCTCTGCGATCTGGGGAGTGTCGGCCGATCGGGCGCCGATGATCGTCGCCTCGTTTGCTGGGAAGGTCACGGCCGACACGTCAAACATGCGGGCCTCGAGGATGCGGCGCTCGGTGTAGTCGTCGTTCCACTCCTGGCGGGTGGCGACGAACGCCCACGACATCTGATCGACGTCGCCTCGCTGGATGGCCGACACGAGATCCATCGCCGTGGATGAACGGGTGTCGAGCGTTGGCACCTCGACCAGCAGGCCAATGTCGTCGGCGGTCAGCGTCATCGTGCCCGACTTCGTGCGAGCAAGCGGCAGACCGTCGTGGTTCAGCAGGAACCGGACGTCGTCACGCTCAGCCAGCGACTTCGACACAGCACCACGGGCGACCGTCTCCGACCAGCCATATGGAGGGCCACCAGCGACGTCGTACCACGTGTCCCAGGTCAGGGCGTAGCCGACCAGCGACACGGTGCCGTCGTCGTTGGAACGCATCTCAAACGACTGGCGGCGCACCTCGGCCACACCAGCCTCACGGGCACGGCCCACGAGGCCAGCAGACGCCATGCCGTCGGCGTCCAGGCCGAGGCGTTCGCGCACCTCCGCAGGAAGGTGGAGACGGTCGATGTTCACATTCCACCTCCAGGGGCGGGAGTCGGTGCCGGGAAGTCGGCGCGGTCGAGCGGCGGCCGGTCCTCAAGCGCCCGGATCTCGTCGTTCGTGAGGATTGGCATGCCGGTCATCTGCTGAACCTGCGCCGACGCCAGGTACGACTGGTAGCGGGCGGCGAGGTCGCCACGGCTCAGGGCGTTCACGTTGTGCACGACCTTGCGACCGCTCGGGATGAGACGGCTCAACGCCTGCTCTAGCGGGGCCAGGTAGCGAGGGATCAGCGACAGGGTCGCGAAGGCTTGGATGCGCTGTTCCAGGTTGGCGTAGGTCTGTGAGCCACCCGACGGCGAACCGCCGATCATCTCGGGGAACCCGCCGAAGTAGATGCGAGCCGCCTGCTCAACGCCGAAACGCTGCGTCTCGAGGAACTGCGATTCCTCGGCGTTGACCTGCACCTCACGGAACCGGATGCCGGACGGCAACACGATCGGCTCACGACTGCCGTCCAGAGCCGTCACGATCTTCTGCTTGAGCTCCTTCGCGCCGCCCTCGCCAGGATCGTTCACCGTGCCGTCAAGCTCCACGAAGCCGATCGGCAGGCCGCCGGCGTCGAAGAAGCGAGCGCCGAACTTGCGGGCGGCCAGCGACGGGGCGAGCGTGCCTCGGTGGTAGTTGATCGGGTCCATGCCGATCGGAGAACCAGCCTGAAGGTTGATCGGCACATGCCACAGGTCGCCAAGCGGCCAACGACGACGCTCGATGCCATCGACGAACGTGCGCCAGACCCCCGCGTCGAACTTCCACACGACCGACTCAGGGTGGATCGACACCATGCCGACGGGGCGCATGGAACCGTCCACGAGCACCGTGGCGTAGGCGTTGCCACGCGAGGCGAGCGACTGGAGGATCTGCGACCGGAACGACAGGGCATCGATCGACGGGTCGGGGTCCGGGTCAGCGAACACAGACGACAACTGAAGGCGCTCACGCACCTCGCCGCGCTCGCGGATCTCGTTCAGCGGAATGAACGACCCCAGCGACGACACGAGCGTCTGCGCCGCCCACACGCCATCCGCCTGGAGCGCAGACTCGGGAGTGACGTACGTGGCAGACGCAGCGCCGAGCCGGTCGGCCGTCGCACGCGCCACGATGTCATTGGCGCCGATCGAGACTGCGCGCCGCTCACGACGTCGGCTCAAGACTCCCACGATGCCACCTTGAGGGCGGCCCACACATCACTCACGCAGACCACCACCTCAGTAGACGAAGAACTCACGCTTGATGGGCGCCGCTGTTGCTTGATAGAGCGCCAGCGAGGCCGCCATGATCGGGATCGGGTCCGTCTCATCCGATTGACGGGACCACACGAACGACTCGCCCACCTTGCGCTTCTTGACTGCGCCCGCCGCGGCGTCGAGCGCCACATCGCGGCGCACCTGCACTCGGCCCTCCACGACGGCGTCGTAGAACGCAGAGCAGGCGTTGACCACGTCACGAGTCACCAAGCCGATGACGGGCACGCCAGCGGCCTCCAGGTCGGCCTTCAAGCCGCCCGCAGGTCCACCAGCGTCGAGCACCACAGGCGCCGCGTGACGCATGTTCAGGGCGGCGAGCCGGTCGACCGCCCACGACACACCTGCCGCCTGGTCGACCATCTCGACAGTGCCGTCAGCCGAAGCGACGACGATGCAGGCGGCCGATCGGTCGGGCTTGACCTCGAGCGCGAAGCACGCAGGCATTTCGACCGTGGCGTTGTCGTCGTTGACCTTCGACCAGGCCATGTAGGGGATGGCCCGTTCGTCGGTCGATGTCCACTGGTTGCCGAACGAACGACGCCACTCGCCGTCGGGCATCGTGCGGCGCTCGTGTGCAACGACGTCTTGCGTGATCGTCCAGCCGAGCGCCGGCATGAACTGCCACCACACTTCGGGGTCGTCGCAATCGGCCTCGTCGGGGATGCTGTACTCCACGTAAGCAGTGCCCGTCGTGACGCCCGCTTCGGCCATCGCCCGGCCCATGTCGATCTTCTGGCGCAGGAACACGGACTGATCAGTGCCAGCCGTCGACACGTTCCACGTCTGCGCGTCGCGCACGGTCGCCATGCCAGGGTTCAGCGCCTGCTCACGTCGGTGGTCGACGTCTGCGAACGACTCGTCGACGATCGCCAAGCCGGTCGACGTCATGCCGTGACCGGCGGCCTCAGACGACCCGATGATGCGGATCGTCGATTCGGTCTGGAAGTCGATGCCCTCGTATCCGACGCCCCGGTAGACCCGACGCACCAGGCGACGGAACAACGGCGACCCCATGTAGAGCGGGGCGGCGTCCTCGATCAGTTTCTTGCGGGCAGCGGCGCCGTCCTGAGCGGTGTAGATGGCACGTTGAGGCAGTGAGCGCCACATCGTGCAACGGTGACCAGCCACGCTGAATACCAGCG